ACTTCAAAGAGTGCTACTAGCGAGATGGACAGGTCAGTATGAACTCTCTGGAGTAAAGATAAGAAGAATGAAAAACTTACCAATATGGGCATTTCCATTGGAGTTTTTAACAAAAGCAGAGATATTTGGTATGGTAGCAAGTAGCTATCCTAAGCTACTAAATATGATTTGGACTTGTCATAGTCCAGTAGAGAATAAACCCTGTCTAGTGTGCAGTAAGTGTGTAGAATACAGAGCTGCAAAGGAAACAGCAAAACGAGCTATGAAAAGAGTTCAAGAAGGAGAAAGTTATGGCGCTGCAGTACAAAGCAAAACCGTGGAGTGAGTTAACAACTGATGAGTTTTATGACATTATGCAACTTCGCATACAATGTTTTATAGTAGACTTACAAACTTGTTATCAAGACATGGAGGCTTACTATGATAAGTGCGGTTGGTATATGATGTATTACAAAGGAAATGTAATGGTAGGTTGTAATCAACTATGTACTAGAAAAGAATTACTAGGAGCAGATGGTACTAAATATACCTACCCAGCTTGGAGAAGACAAGCGTGGATACCAGGACATAGAGACCCTAGTATAGAGTTACCTTTTTCTCATGCTGTAGCAAAACAAATGACAGGCAAACACTATATGATGTGTGAGGTTTTACATAAAGCATATGCAGACCATATTGAAAGAAACGCAGGATATAGAGTAGTAAATGAATATATAGATGAACACGGTCGTACTAATTGGTTATTAGTAAACGACCACATTGAGGACGATTGGAAACCATGAGATTATTAGTACACAACTTTGACAATGTAAGAGTATTTAAAGACAGGTCACTATTTGGATTACCCAGATGGATAATAGAGTGCATAGACCCAGACTTTGGGTTTAGAAATGAGATAGTTTTATCAGGAATTTGGTATAAACATGAGAAAGTTCTAAAGATAGCTATGCAGAAAACTAAGGAATATAAATGAAAGTATTAATTTTTGGACTGCCAGGTAGTGGTAAAACTACTATGGCGGCTAGTGTGGTCGAAACACTACCCAACTGTGTACATATAAATGCTGATATAATGAGGCAGGAATACAATGACTGGGACTTCTCAGAAGCAGGTCGTTGGAGACAGTTTGAACGAATGAAGAACAAAGCCGATGCAGTATCGGATTCAGGTAGAATAGCAGTATGTGATTTTGTATGTCCATACAAAGAAGGCAGAGAAAAGTTTGGTGCTGATGTCACTATATTTATGGCTACTTGTGTAGAATCTATATATGATGATACAAACGATGTATTTGAATGGCCAGAGTGGAATGAGTATGATTATGATATACCTGACTTTATAAGGTATGACCATGTAACAATATGCTGGTTTATAGGGCATAAGTTATGGAATGATACAAAGCCAACAGTACAAATGCTAGGAAGATATCAACCTTGGCATGAAGGACATCAAGCACTACTAGACAGAGCCTTAGAAAAGACAGGGCAAGTAGAAATTATGGTAAGAGATATGCCTTTAGACGATGACAACCCTTATACAGGTGGACAAGTCATTGACAATTTAGAATATAAACTAGCAAAGTATGCTGGTAGAGTAAAATTAAGTAGAGTTTCTAATATAGTAAATATTACATACGGTAGAGATGTAGGCTATAAAATAGAACAGGAGCATTTTGATGACGACATTGAACAAATTAGTGCAACAGACATACGAAAAAAATTGTTTACCAATTAATTTTGATTTAGATACAGAGTATTTATATGACCAGGCACAAAGACGACCTAGGAAAAAGTTTTATTATCCAAAGTTAGGTCAAGTAAAAAATTATTATTATGCACCATATGAGCCTGATTGGTTAAAAGACTATATCAAAAGAAATTTTGGTATAAAAGGAAGGTTCAATATGAAGTTTGTATATCTTATACCTGGATATCAAACTTTAAATTGGCATACAGACAAAGGTACAAAGTGCGCAATAAACTGGGTAGTAAATAAACCCTTAAATGATGCAGTACTAGAATATAGAGATAGCAAGCATATTTATAGTGCTGCTATAATAAATACAGAAAAAGAACACAGAGTAACAAATTTAGAATTTGAAAGAATATTATTTAAAGTATCATGTTTTGATATGACATACGAGGAACTATGCACAAAATTCATTACCCGATTTATGTTATCAGTGAAGAACCCGAAGAAATAGATGGTTTACTTCTAATAGGAGACCAGGTTGTTGATGACAAAAACATGCCAGGAAAAACACTAGGCATGAGACGATTACAAACTCCAATGAGAAGTTTGTACCCTTTGCGTTATCAGTTAGATGATGAAGTAGCTATGATGAAGCATAGAGGAAAACATTTTATAGACAGTGATGGAGTGTATTGGTATGATGAAAAAACCACTACTACGACACTAAAGTATCATAAGATACGCAAAGTAGAGAAGAAAGATATAGCAACAGTTATTTGGTTAAAAGATATACCTTTTCCATTTATAGAAGCTCGTCCGCCAAGTGCAGGTACAAGCTGGGCTGGTATACTATATAAGAAAGGACTTCCTTGGAAGATATGGGAGTTCTGTGAAGAAAAGAAAAAAGATACATGGAGAAAGATATGAGTATTAAAATAGTAAATAAAGATTTTACTAATTGTAAAATACCAAAAGGTTTAGTAATTACTGACCCTCCGTATAATCAAGGGTATCATTATAATCAGTATAAAGATAAAATGACCCAGAAAGATTATATATCTCTATTGTCTAAAATACCTACACCCTGTGTTATTATACACTACCCAGAGGAAACTATAAACTTGTTGCCCAAAGCTATAAAAGCAAAATGCGAACAAGTAGTATGCTGGGTTTATAACAGTAATACAGGAAAACAAAGCAGATTGATTAGTTGGTGGGGTTGTAAACCTGATTTTAGAAAAGTTACACAACCTTATAAAAATCCTGACGATGCTAGAATAAAGGCTTTGATAGCCAAAGGTAGTACAGGGTCTAAGATATATGATTGGTGGAATGTAAATCAGGTAAAAAATGTTAGTAAGGAAAAGACAGCACACCCCTGTCAAATACCTGAAGAAGTAATATATAAAATTATTAAGACAACAGCAAAAGAGGGTGATTTAATTATTGATGTTTTTGCAGGTGCAGGAACAACAAATGTTGTTGCAGAGAGTTTAGGATATGATTCATTAGCGTACGAAATAGATAATGAGTATTGCGATATCATACGGACTAGAAAAGCGATATATAATGGATAAAAATTTAAGAGACTGGTACAAGGCGTTATCATGGCGGTTAATAGCAATGAGTATTACCGCAGTAATAGCACTACTTGTAACAGGCAGTTATGAACTAGCAGCAGGTATTGCTGTAGCAGACAGTATAGTCAAGATATTGGCTTATGTCTATCACGAGAGGTTATGGAGATGGTTGACACACAAAAGTTAAGACAAAAGTTAGAAACAAATATAGTTCTGATTAAATTTCAGAGTTTAGTTTCAGGTAAAGAATATGAAAGGGAGTACACTTTATGTGAGAAATACATGAGTATACCAAATCATATTAAAAAACAAGATGGCGATAAATTACTCTGCTATGATGTAGAGTTTCAAAAATGGGAAGATTTACAGGAAGATACAATAATTAAGTTTACGGTGGTACAATGATTGATGCAAAAGTATTAATAATATTAGCTACACTAATTACTCTTAGTGTGTTAGAAACTTTGTTCTGCGGTAATACATTTCATGGGATTTATACATGTGCGGGTTTGTAGTAACATCAGATATACATAATACGGAACTAATGTTGAACAAACAAGAGTTTCGGGGTCCTGATGCGAAGTCGTTTTACAAAGACTCTTTCGTTGGTATGGGGCATGCTTTACTAGATATAAATGGTGAGAAACAAATTCAACCGTATAAAACTAAGAATGGTAACTATATTGTATTTAATGGAGAAATGTACGATACTAGTATACCTAATGATACAGAGTATTTGGCTAATGGGTTAGAAACATATGGGACAGACTTTTTAGTGCATAACGATTGGCACGGCTCTCTAGTATGGTATAAACCAAAAGAACAAGAAATATTTTTAGTAAGAGACCAGTTTGGAGCAAAGCCTCTATGGTTTTACCGAAAAGGTAGTAAGTTTACAATTACAACAAGTCTAAGAAGTATACTTAATGGAGAGCCAGACAATAGTCATGAGCAAGTATATAGAATGAACTCACTTATGGAAGGAAGTGAGTGTAGTATTAAAGACTGTAAGAAAGTAGCTCCAGGACAATACTTTACTATGAATCTAAAGAAAAAGACAATAGTTGAAGGCAATTTATGGAATGGATTTTTAGTAGAAAAAAGACCCTTTAATACAGAAGTATTCAAAGAAAAACTTATAGGAAGTATACAAAAGATAGCACAGACAAAACAAAAATGCGGACTCTTTTTGAGTGGTGGTCTAGACAGTACAATGGTGTTGTCTATAATAAAAGATATGGGATTAGATTTAACTGTATATATTGCAGGTTATGATAATACAAAGGGTATATATTGGAATCATGACGCTTTCAGAAAAGAAGCTGACTTAGCTGTAAAGACTTGTAATATGTGGAATATCCCTTATAAAGTAGTAGTATTACGACAAGAACTTATGTATCATTATGATAGAGAATGGTTAAATAAAACTAGATATCCTTGGTCAGATAGAAACAGAAGAGCCCCAAGATATATGCTAGCAAAGTTTGCAGCACAAGACGGTTGTAAAGTAATATTTACAGGAGATAGTGCTGATGAAATAGTAACAGGCTATCTTCATCATGGTAAGTATTGGGAAGAAGGATATAAAAAGAGAAAGATAAAAAGATATAAAAATTACGATTGGTACCCAAAAATAAGACATGGTGCTGATGAATGGAATGATTTACTACTAGGAGATTTGCTAATAACATCTGAGCAGAATATATTAGCTACTGACCAGACTTGTGGAATGTTTGGTATGGAATCAAGACCGTGCTTTTTAGGACAAAACTTTGTTAAGTGGTGTTTTCAACATGATGGTTTCTTTAAATTTAAGCAACACCCAGAATGGAATACAGGCACTTATAAGTATTTACTAAGAGAAGTTATGGCAGATTATTTGCCAGAGCATATAAGAAACAAGAAGAAAAAGGTTGGTTGGAGTAGTCCTTGGGATAATAACCATGATAAAACTGTAGAATTATCCAGACTATTAGATTGGCAATATATACACTCTCTACTATGAAAGCAGTATTAAGCAACAGAATATATTTATCCGCTAATAAAGAGTTGATGAATCATTTGGAAAAAGAATTAACATATACAATTGCCCCTCGAATACCTAGTGACCCACCTATCGTATTCAAAACATTTAGATATGTTAGAGAGGGTTTATGTTCCATACCTATGGGAAGAGAAGATTTAATCCCATCAGATTACGAGATAGTAGATAAACGAGTGGTAAATGAAATTGAACACCCTGAGTTTGCGTACGAGTTACGACCTTCCCAGCAGATGGCATATGACGAGGTAAATGACAATAGTATAATTAACGCTTGGGTAAGTTGGGGAAAGACAATAACAGCTTTAGCTATAGCTGCGAAGCTAGGTCAGAAAACCTTAGTAGTAACCCATACAACTAACCTAAGAAATCAGTGGGAAAAAGAGGTTAAAAAGTCCTTTGGATATACAGCAGGGAGAATAGGTAGTGGACAGTTTAATATAGATGCTCCTATCAGTGTGGGGAATATTCAGACTTTATACCGTCGCATGGACGTTCTACAAAAGGAGTTCGGGACACTTATACTTGACGAAATGCATCATGTTAGTAGTCCAACCTTTACTCGTATTATAGATGAAATGCCGTGCAGATATAAGGTAGGACTTACTGGAACACTTGAAAGAAAAGATGGAAGACATGTGGTTTTTCGAGATTACTTCGGTAATAATGTAATCAAACCGCCTAAAGAAAATTATCTAGTTCCGAAGATTGATATTCTCAAAACAGAGATTCGATTCTTAGACGGTAGCTATACTCCATGGGCGGAACGAATCAACCACTTAACAATGGACGCAGAATATGTACATGGCGTTAGTGCCACAGCAGCTAGATACGCAGCCCTTGGGCATAAAGTATTAGTCGTATCAGATAGAGTACATTTTCTAAAAAGCTGTGCAAAACTATGTGGAGATACGGCAGTATCAATTACAGGGGATATGGATTTTGCTGAAAGAGAAACAACAATGAATATGATAAAAGATAATAAAAATATTCTTTTTGGAACACAAGCAATCTTCTCTGAAGGCATCTCTCTTAATGAGTTAAGTTGTTTAATACTGGCAACACCAGTAAATAATGAACCGCTACTAACTCAGTTAATAGGTAGAGTAATAAGAAAAATAGATGGAAAGAAACAACCAGTAGTAGTAGACTTTCATCTAAAAGGTAAAACAGCAGCCCGACAAGCAAATGCTAGAATGGGCTATTATATGAAACAAGGATATGAGGTAAATATATTATGAATGAATCAATAACACTAGATATGGAGAAGATACAAGATATAAAACTTTTTATAGCAACTCCAATGTATGGTGGTCAATGTTATGGTATGTATACGAAGTCATTACTTGATACTGCAAATCTTTTTGCAGAGAATGGTGTGCAACACCAAATATATTATCTATTTAATGAATCACTAGTGACAAGAGCAAGAAACTATTGTGTAAATGCTTTTTTAAAATCAGAGTGTACACATTTGATGTTTATTGATAGTGATGTTAGTTGGAATTGTATGGACTTATTATATATGCTACATCTAATGGCTACAAGAGAAGATATTAGAATATTCTGTGGGTTATACCCAAAGAAAACAATAGCATGGGAAAAAGTATTACATGCAGCTAAGTCAGGGCTATATGATGAACACCCTGTACATCTAGAAAAAGTAGCAGGAGATATGGTATTTAATCCAGACCCAGAAGCTTATCCTAATGGAGAAGCTCCCGTATTTGAACCAATACAAGTAAAAGAAGGAGCAACTGGATTTATGATAACAGAAAGGTCAGTATTTGAGGAGTATCAGGACGCACACCCTGAGTACATGTATACTCCTGACCATGTTAGAGAAGGGGAGTTTCAGAAAGGTGAAAAGCTATGTGCTTTCTTCGACACTATAATTAATGAAGAAAACAGATACTTGTCTGAAGACTATATGTTTTCAGAAAACTGCAGGAAACTTGGAATTAAAATCTGGGCGTTGCCACATATTGAGTTGATGCATTCAGGTAGTTATATCTATCAAGGTAAGATTGTAGATATGGCAAATGTTGGCGTTCATGCTACATTAGACCCTGAACATGCACAAAAAATCCTAGATGGCAAGACAGCCAAGAGCGGTAAAAAATAGTTCTTGACATGAGTTCAAAATTTTGTTATAATATATTACTATATGATTGGAATAGGATAATGCAAGTAAGCAAAGGGAATGTTAATGACATCATTACAATCCTCAGAATAATTACTTACAAACTTACTCCAAAAAATTACTATGATAAGACTTTTAAGTTTTATCAGCATAAGTTCGGTGGCAAATCGTATTTGTTAAATGCGAAACAATTACTTGAAACTGGACGCACATATAGTGATAAAGAGGTTGCGGAGTATGCCGGTGTCGCTTCTTTTCGCAACTATCACAATTATGTGAATACTAAAGACACCACACTAGACCTTCTGGAATGTCCAATTTCAGAAGATATTTTAAAAAATAACAGACTGCTTAATATTAAAGATGGTCGCATACACTTTATGTTTGAGGAGACAACAGGAGAATAAAAATGGCAATTGGATTCAACCAAACCAAGGGCTCAGCCCAAAAAGAAAAAATCGAAACCTATAATTATGCAGGTAAAGAAGACCACCACTTAAGAATGGTGGGTGACTTATTACCTAGATATGTCTATTGGCTAAAAGGTGAAAACGGTAAAAACATTCCTATGGAGTGCTTATCTTTTGATAGAAATACCGAAACTTTCAACAACAAAGAGCCAGACCATGTGAGAGAATTTTACCCTGACTTAAAATGCGGCTGGTCATATGCTATCCAGTGTATAGACTACAGCGATAAGACAGTAAAAGTTCTTAATCTAAAAAGAAAACTGTTCGACCAAATAGTAGTAGCTATGGAAGAATTAGGAGACCCAACCGACCCAGTAACAGGATATGACATCTTCTTTAAAAGAAGAAAGACTGGACCTCAAGTGTTCAATGTCGAGTATCAATTACAAGTTCTAAAGTGTAAAGCAAGAGAACTTGAAGAGTGGGAAAAAGATATAGTTGCAAACCTAAAATCTATGGACGATGTCTTAACAAGACCTACAGCGGACGCACAGCTAGAGTTACTAAGAAGAATCACAGATTCTGAAGGTAGCGTATCTGAGGAAGTATCAGAGGAGTTTGACGTATCATGATTGGAGTAGGACAAGAGTTTCCGTATTTTAAAAAGAACGGAGTTGATTATGTTAATGCTATGTGTGAAGTATCATACAATGACTTTAATGGGTGGAAAGTATATTACTTTTATC